ATCAGCACAAACTTATGCAGATACAGCCGAAGCAGACGCAATTAGTACAGCGGCAGCAGATGCAACTTCTAAAGCAAACGCAGCACTGGCATCAGCACAAACTTATGCAGATACAGCCGAAGCAGACGCAATTAGTTCAGCGGCAGCAGACGCAACTACTAAAGCAAACGCAGCTCAGGCAGCGGCAATTTCAGCAGTAACTAACGGTGCAGGCGCAGCGTTTGATACATTGAAAGAAATCCAAGATGCAATGGCAACAGATGCAGAACTAAGTTCAGCAATCTCAAGTGTTACTTCATCAGCGGCTTCTACTGCGGCAGCAGACGCAACTACTAAAGCCGATGCGGCATTAGTGGCAGCTAAAGCGTATGCAGATACAGCTGAAGCAGATGCAATTTCAACTGCAAGTGCAGACGCAACTACTAAAGCAAATGCGGCACAGGCGGCAGCATTAGCGGCAGATACAACTTATACAGCTGGAAACGGTTTGTCACTAAGTGGTACTGAGTTCTTAATGAGTGGTGCATATACTGGTAGCTTTACAGCAACTGGTGACATTACTGCTTATTCAGATGATAGTTTGAAAACTAACGTTCAAGTTATCGACGGTGCATTAGGTCGTGTTGAAGCAATTCGCGGTGTTACATTTGAAAGAATTGAAGACGGTTCAGTATCAACAGGTGTTATCGCTCAGGAACTTAAAGCAGTACTTCCTGAAGCAGTACATACAGATGCAGAAGGTGTTCATTCAGTAGCATACGGAAACATTACAGGTCTACTAATTGAAGCAGTTAAGGAATTATCAGCTCAAGTAGAAGAACTAAAAAAGAAGTAATTAAATTTTAATTACAAAATTAAAGCAGGGTGAAAGCCCTGCTTTTTTTATGGCCGTGTAAAAGTTTGTTTGTGATAAATACTACTATAATTAAAGGAATTGTATCATGGCATTTAGAGGAATACAAACTACTAATATAATTAGTACAGATGTTGGGTTTTCTGACCCACTACTCATATTAAACAAAGATGGATTACAAGCAACAGATGTTGGGTTTTTAGGAAAACTAGGGCCAACTACATATGCAGGTCTTGTTAGAGATAGTGAAACAAGTAACTTTCTTCTACTTGATTCAATTCAATTAGCACCTTCCACTATTAATGATGTAAGTGCCTTAGATGCAAGCATAGTAAAAGGTAATATTACAGTAGGAACAATTACAGCAGATACAATTGTTGCTGGAAACTTGCCAACACAATATACAGATGCAGATGCAAGAGCAGCCATTTCGGCAAGTGGTAGTTTGTCTTATGATAGTGCAACTGGTGTTATTAGCTTTACTGATACAGACTATTCATACGCAACAAAAGTTGGATACAATTTAGCAGATCAAACTGATGCAACTTCAATTGTATTGGATCCAGGTGATGCAAGTACACCAGCAACATATCGCGGTGATGTTATAAACAACAGTGGCACAGTTATTGTAGATGTATCAAGTACAAGTTCTACATTTACTGGTGGACTAATGGGCGATGTGCATGGTGATGTTTACAATCCAACAGGTGCAAATAAAATTTTAGAAAGCGGAACTGGCAATTTAGATTCTGTCTTAACAGTTGATTCAGCAACCACAACAACATTAAATGCAGGCACTACTAATATTAGTGGCATTGCTACATTTACTGGAGGTAGTGTAGATTTTACCGGAACAAATACATTAGGTAATTGGAACGGTGCTGTTTATGATAGAACTGGTAGCACACTTATTATTGATGATACTGCTGTACCTAAACCTATTGTTTATGCAAACATACAAGGTGGTGTTCTTGGTGACGTGCAAGGCAACGTTATAGGTAATTTAACAGGTAATGTAGTGGGTAACCTTGAAGGTAATATTATTAACCAAGCAGGACAACCTGTAATTGATAACTCAGGTGCACTTTCTCCTACTGAATTTAGATTACCAAAAGGATTAACAGCAGATCGTCCATCTTCACCTGTAGCAGGAATGATGTTCTTTAACGAAGGAACAAACATGTTTGAAGGATATGACGGAACGTCATGGGTACAATTTGTACCATCAACCTTTCAATCTACTCCCTAATAGGAGTCATTAATTGACTTATTCATTTGATAGTATATATAAAAAAGGCAACCCTGCATGGGGCCATGAACCTGCATTATTTCTTAAACAATGTATAAGTAACTTCCCACAAAATGCAACAATATTAGACATTGGATGTGGAATAGGAAGAAATGCATTTTATCTAGCAGAACAAGGTTTTAATGTTCATGCTATTGATAATTCTAGAGAAGCAATAAAACAAGCAACTGCAAAACACAGTAATGTAACATTTGAACTTAAGAATTTAGAAGAACAAAATTGGAGTAACAACACATATGATGTTGTAATTGACTTTGGATATTTCCATCAGTTTTGTGCGTCAATTCATACAGTAGATAATAAACAACAACAAAGACTATTTTATCATCAACAACTACGTGCAGTACTTAAAGATAATGGAATATATATTAATCAAAGCGGCCATAATAATATAGATGAAGAATTTATTCCAGAGCCTGGTAAAATTGAAGAATTTCCAAATAATCCATATAATTTTCAACCACCTACTGTAGAAAAGCAAACATGGGATGAGTTTGATTATCTGGATATTAAAATATTAGACGATACTATATTACAATCTTATAACGAGTGGGGGAAATATCCATGTTGGAATGTATTTGCCCAAAAGTCATAAATACATTACATAGAACGGAGAATTAGCAATGGCTTTTTATATTGGTACAGACAAGGTAATTGAAGATACAGATGCAACATCTGGTATATCTACTAGCAGTGATTTAGATAAACTACAAATTAATGGTGTAGATGTGTTAACACATAGTAGCGGAGTAATTACATTGCAAAATGTAAATGTTGCTGATTTATCCGAAGCCAGTATTAACACTGATAACGTAACAGAAGGTACAACAAATATTTTCTTTACAAACGCAAGAGCTGATGCTCGTATAAACTTACAAACTGGCGCTAACCTAGACCTAGGTAATAAAACTACTGATTTTTTAGCTGAAGGCAGCACAAACTTATATTTTACAAACGCAAGAGCAGATACAAGAGCAGACGCAAGAATAACTGCATTATTACCAAACACGGGTAGTTTAACAGAAGGGTCTAATTTATATTATACAGATGCTAGATCAAGAAGTGCAATAAGTGCCACTGGAGATTTATCATACAATAGTTCAACAGGTGTAATTAGTTTTTCTGCAACAGCAGCACCAGTGGTAAGTGTTAATTCAGCAACTGGTTCAGTTGTACTAGACACTGATGATATAGCAGAAGGTAGTACTAACTTATATTATACAGATGCAAGAGTGCAAGCAAAGATTGACGCAGTTGTGGGAGCAGCACCAAATACATTAGATACGTTAGAAGAAATAGCAGATGCATTAGGTGATGATGAAAATTTCAGCACAACAATGACAAATAGTTTAGCTGGTAAGTTAGCAATAGCAGGTGGAACAATGACTGGTACTTTAGTATTAGATGGTGCACCAACAAGCAACTTACATGCGGCAACAAAAGCATATGTCGATAGTGCAGTAACTGGTGGAACAGGCACATTAACAACAGATAATATATCCGAAGGTAGCACAAACTTATATTTTACAAATGCAAGAGCTGATGCTCGTATACCATCTAATATAAGTTCATTTACAAACGATAGTGGCTATGTTACATCAGACACAAACACAACATACACAGCTGGCAATGGTCTGTCGCTAAGTGGAACAGAATTTTTAATGAGTGGCTCGTATACAGGTAGCTTTACTGCAACTGGCGATATTACTGCTTACTCAGATCAAAGATTGAAAAGAAATATAGAAACAATTAATAAACCAATTGATATTGTTAACTCTTTGCGAGGAGTAACATATGAAAAAGATGGAAGAGACAGTGTAGGTGTTATTGCACAAGAAACAGAAATAGCTCTACCTCAAGTAGTACACACTGATGACGAAGGAATGAAATCAGTGGCGTATGGTAATATATCTGGTGTTTTAATTGAAGCAATTAAAGAGCAACAAAAAACCATAGATGGGTTGCAAAAACAAATAACAGATTTGCAAACTTTATATATGATGTTAGCTAAAAAAACAGATAACGAATAATATACTACTATATGCTATGAGGTATATGGGATAAATATAATAGCAAGCAATATGCATGCAATTATCGATAATTACAAGCAAGGAGTCAACAGATGGCATTACCAGCAACAGGATCAACAATCAGTATGGGACAAGTACGTAACTATTTTGGACTAAGTGGTACAATTTCACTTAGTACATTAGGTGCATACATTTCACCATCCGTATCAACAAACATTCAGCTTTCAGCAACGTTTGGCGGTTGGCAGAATCCAAACCCAACTGGCGCACACGGTTAATTTAATTAACTAAATAAAACTAATAATAACGCTGTTATTTTACTTGACAGCGTTATTATTTTATAGTAAAATATAATAAATTACAAAAGTAAACTCAACCACAGGAGAAAACAATGAGTATTAGAACACGCTTCGAAATCGAAACGTTTGTGCTTGGCGCACACCCAACAGCGGCACGTAAGGCTGCAGCATTAACAACAGAGCTCTTACAGGCTAGAGAACAACAACACCCAGACTTACCAATTTTAGAAGTTATTTACAAAGAATTTGCAGCAGAGCATGACATTGAAGCTTTAATGGCAGATATTGAAAATACTGAAGAAGAATATTGGGTACACCGTTTAGCAAAACTGGCAGCAATTGATATTCTTACATTAGGTAAGGTACAACCAGAACATATGAACTATATGGTTTCATTACAAGATGAAGCATTTTCGGCATGTGTTAAAGAAGCAACTTCAATTGCTAAACAATTGAATTACGAAGTACAGCAAATTGAAGCTGAACTTCAGTCAGAACTAGCTTCTGAAAAGTAATTAATGGTCAGTACAACTAACCATTATTACAAAAAAGACAATTCCGCAAATGTAGCCATTTGTGTTCCTGTGCAGAATCAAACTACGGCGGTCTTTGCTTATAGTTTAGCCATGCTTCAAAAAAAGTGTGGTGAGACTGGACTTGCAACTTCATTACATTTTAATATGGGTAGTGAAGTAGCAATGCAAAGACAACAATTAGTAGATCAAGCACTAGATACAGATTGTACTCACATTATGTGGATTGATGCAGATATGCAGTTTCCAGTAGATACGCTAAATATACTATTAGCAGCCAATAAAAATATTGTAGCTGGAAATTACTCAACAAGAGTTCCGCCCCACAGGCCGGTTGCCTTTAAAAGCAAAACTGATTTAGACAGTAGAGTTTTTTCAGGAAAAGGAATTGAAAAAGTATGGGCAGTAGGAAGTGGAATGATGTTAGTAAAAAGAGAAGTATACGAAAATATTTCTCGACCTCACTATAAAATTGAGTATAATGAAGATTATACTAGTTTAGTAGGAGAAGATGTTTACTTTTGTAATCTAGCAAATGAAAATGGATACGAAGTAAATATTAGTCATGATTTAAGTGACAGAATTGCACATATAGGAACACGTGCATATACAGTTAAGGGCGATTGCAATGATTAATTTACACAATGTACAAAGAGAATACCAAGGACAAAATGTTGTAACACCTTGGGATAGATTAAAAAGGTTTATGTTCGATTCATATCCAGTTATTAAAACACCGATTAAGATAACTGATGAGGCTGCACTGTTAGAAGCAGCATTACCATACAAAGATAAAGCAGACATGGTATGGGTAGTATTTGATGAAATTGAAGTAAATCCTAACTTTCCTTGGACATATAGACCAAGTGATAGCCTTGCAAAAACTGTAATTCATACTTTTCCTAGAGTAGTTAAAAGAACAAATAGACCAGTTAGTTGGGGAGACATCCAGTTAGTTCCTACTAATGGTGTTGCACATACTACTGTACAAAATAAGATTGTATCAAGTTTCCATGTTGCAGAATTTGATGTGTTTATGATTAGTTTCCATGAAGCAGAGGCAGATGAAAACTTCACAAAACTAAGAGAAAGATTTAAAGATGCTCAACATGTTAAAAATGTTGAAGGCATTGGTAACGCACATAAAAAAGTTGGTGAATTAGCAAAAACTGAAATGATTTATATTGTTGACGCAGATGCAGATATTACAGGACACTTTAGTTTTGATTTTATTCCACCAATGAGTAAAAGAAAAAATACAACTTATGTTTGGAGTGCGAGAAATCCAATTAATGATTTAGAATATGGATACGGTGGTGTTAAATTATTCCCACGTGAACAGTTATTATCATTAGGACACGAATTACCAGATTATACAACAGGTGTATCTTTTTACCAACCAATTGCTGATGTATCAAACATTACACGATTTAATAAAGACCCATATAGAACATGGCGTAGTGCATTCCGTGAATGTGTTAAGTTAGCAAGTTCTGTAAACCCTAACCAAAGACAAAAAGAAACAGATGCAAGACTTGAAACTTGGTGTACTGTAGACAACGGTGGACGTTTTGGACGCTACTGTCTTAAAGGTGCAAACGAAGGAAAAGCATACGGCATTGAACACAAAGACGATGTAGAAGCGTTAAGTAAAATTAATGATTTTGAATGGTTGCGTGAACAGTTTGTTGCTAGTATGAAAAAACGCTAAGTTATTTTGTTTGATGTGAATGTACAGTTTTAAGTTTTTTAATAAACTGTTTTGAATTAAATTGTATTTTAGCACCAGGGTGTAACGGTCTAGGCCAGTTGCCTATTTTAACCCAACAATATCCATCACTCTCATTGTTTAATACAGGAATGAATTCATCTTCTACTGTAACAACAAAACTGTGATATATAAACTTCTTATTAGGACTTGTAAATTTGTTTATGGGAATAACTTTTTCTATAGATGGAACTAAACCAACTTCTTCTTCAATTTCTCTATATAAAGTCTCTACTGGACGCTCTTTGCCTTCAGCCTTGCCACCAAAAAAGCCCCATGTTCTAGGATGGTTAACTTCACCACTTCTCTGTTGTAGCATTACTCTACCAGTATCTATACTTAAAAAGATGCATCCACTTGCTGTTATCATATATGTCCTATCCAGTGTGTACAGTCATCGCAAGGATCGTCTGTATTACAAATATATTCGCCAGTATCCAGGATTATAAATTCCTTCATAACTGTTAACCCACTCTGTTCCATTCCATTCCAACTGATCATCACTTGATACATTTGTTATATATTGTGTTGTGTTATTTGATGAACTATCAAAACTAATAGTCCATGTAGTACCGTTATATTCTATAATATCATTTTTATGTGCAATTACATTAGTCCATAGTGCATTTATAGGAGTATCATTTAAAATAATGTAACGTTGCCCAGTAGTTGCAACAGGAACAGATCCATCGCCAGGGTAATTGTTTGATGGATCAATTACTCCATCAATTGCTGTTAATGTGTTTGCCGGTAATGTTGCAGTATCTATAGTAACATTAAGCAAGTTAGGATTACTTGGGTGAGAATCTAATCTACCCACTATATCGTTTGCATTATCATTTACATCAGATCCTTTTCTGAGTCTCAATTGACTTATGCCATCTCTTAATACGCCAAATGGTAATAACTCTTTATCCCATTCCATTACTAATCCATCATCTCCTAAATTAGAACCTTTGTTATTTAATATTTGTAAAGTATTGTTTAAAAACTTTACTTGTTTATTTTCATATGTTACAATAGTATATTTTAAAGTTTCTGTATTGAATGCTAAATTATCTTTAAAATTATCTAAATTAGCATCGTCTAAGTTATACAACTCGTTGATAATAGTATGAATAAGTTTTTGTTGTTTTACTTTGGCTGGTGGAGTAATGTATATTGGAAGATCAAATGTTAATGTAGCAACGTCGATAATATCATCAATACTCGAACCTACACTTCTCGTACTCCATGTTGTATTTGTTAATTCTACATGACTTAATGAAGTCCAGTCAACCGGGCTATCATTGGTTCTTATATCAAGAGTAGGATTGAATAATACTAGTATTTGTTCCATTAGTTGTAGTTTCTGATCTGTGTTTGATGTCCATATATCGCAGTTCATTATTAACTTATACGGCACTGGTGCATAACGTTCTACAGTATATTGGTTGCCTAGTTCATTTGTATACTCTCCTGTAGTTTGATCAAATTTTCTTTCGTTTATCTGAACTTTATCAATATGATCTTGATATGTGCGCCTTTCAGCAAACATATCCAATGATGTTACATAACAACTAATAAATGGAACAGTATTCATAACGTTTTCTGAATTTTCTCTCTGTATATGTGCTGCCATACGACTAATATCACCGTATCGTACAGGTACTTGTTGATATACAGGTAGGTCGTTATCGTTCTTACCCATTTGTACACTAAATCCACTAAACAGTCTTATAAACTGTTGAATGTATCTTCTAATTTGTTTATCGTAAAAGTATTGTTGTGCCATTATTCAAAATCACTCTTTGGTTTAATTACTTGAGACAACGGTTGCTTCTCTGGTGTCTCGACATTATCAACTATTGTTGTAGCATCGTTGTTAATAAATTGGCTAGCGTTATAAGTTTTATCACTCCAGGTTTGCTCAGTGACATTGTCGTATAGTCTATGCCATTTACTGCCACGTCTAACAAAAAGTCTGTTAGGCGTAAAATCTGTTCTCACAAAATACTCACCTTCGTTTGGTTGAGCAGGAAATTGATCACCTTGTTGTAATACTTCACCATGTTCATATGTTGTACTAGTATCTGCTTGCCCAAATAAATGATCAGCAAGTGGTAAGTTATTTGGATTGGCTGCTTCTGCAGAAGCCACAATAGCATTACTAATGTTAAGTTCTGTTTTGTAAGAACTAACATCATTTTTAAGACTATCTGGATCACTAGCAGTACCAAGTATATCTGCGTATTCTTGTGTATCTGTTAATGGTGCTACTTTAACACGCCAAATGTGTGGATACCAGGTTTGTGAAAATCCTTCACTTCCTCTTGCTGCATCTTGTACAACGTAAAACTTATTAATAGCATCTCTGTCGTTAGTAAGTAATAATTCATCACGCAAATGTGGTAATTCAATTACATCACCGGGCATAAGTCTACGCCCCATACGTTCTACCATGTCATTGATATGAAAACTAATAAACAGTGTATCATTTGTTAAAAACAAACCAAATTGTGTTAAATCAAAGTCATTGTCACTAACATTATATACACCACGTAATTCAAACACATCAGGATCGTATTTACGATCTCTGTTTTCCATAAACAATAAGTCTTGTATGTTAGTTTCGTCTATTAATCCTTCCGGATTAATTTCTTCACCCGTAATGTTGTCAATTTCTAATCCACTGCCGTAGTTAGGCTCGCTTGGGTCTGAATTACCTTTTTGTGGATCGGGTCCTAGGTATTTGTGTACGTGTATACCTGTTCCACCTATATCAAACTGTTCACGGATACTATGATCCATAAAAGTATAATCGTTTCCTTTAAAAGGCTTGTATAAACTGAGTCTTGGCATGTGGGTTTCCTTGTTATAATGTATTTATCCGATTTTAAATTATACAAGACAAATTTAGGATAAATAGTTCTGTATGCAGTTAATAATCTGCATTTTATAAAAGGAAAAGACTATGTTTAGATTTTTCACAGAAAAGAAATGGGCATTGTGGTCCTGGTTAGGATCAGCAATAATTTTATCATCACTTTGGGTACAAGTCGAAATTGATGTTAAAATTAACGAATGGTTTGGTCAGTTTTATGATATGATCCAGAAAGCCCTAGCAACACCCAATGCAATCACAATAGGTGAGTATTGGAGTAGTTTAGCAAGTTTCTTATACTTAGCCGCTATATATGTCGGTATCGCAGTTGTAGTAAGTTATTTTACAGCTCACTATCTATTTAGATGGCGTACAGCAATGGTAGAATGGTATCATTCAGTATATGACAAAGCTAGAACTATTGAAGGTGCCGCACAAAGGGTACAAGAAGATACAATTAAATTCAGTAGAATTATGGAAGGTTTAGGCACAAGTTTTATTGAATCAATTATGGTTCTAGTACAGTTTGTTCCTATTCTATTAGGACTATCAGTTGGTATTCCAATCTTCTTCTTTGGTGATTGGCAGTATGGACTAGTAACAGGTGCTATTGTTTGGTCTGTAGGTGGTACATTATTCTTAATTGCACTAGGTTGGGTATTACGCCTAGTTGGTGTTGAATATGACTTACAGAAGAAAGAAGCAGCATATCGTAAGATACTTGTTATTGCAGAAGATGATGAGACAGTGAGACCAAAGACTATTAATGAACTTTTCCAAGATGTTCGTTCAATTCACTTTAAGTCTTATTTGCGTTATTTGTATTTCAATGTAGGTAGAATTACATATTTACAAGCAAATGTGTTATCAGCTTATGTATTCTTAGCACCAGCCATTGTAGCCGGCGTTGTAACACTAGGTGTAATGCAACAGATTATTCGTGCATTTGGTAGAGTTGAAGGTTCAATGCAATACCTCTTTAGAGCGTGGCCAACACTTATTGAATTAATGAGTGTATTTAAACGTTTAAGAGAATTTGAGCGTCAAATCAACGAAAAATAAAATAAAATAAAATAAAAAAACTTTTAAACCCTTGTTCTGCAAGGGTTTTTTCTTGACTAAAAAGGTTGACAAGTAAGACATCTTGCTCTATAATATAAGTATATTAAATAAAAAAAGGAAACCAACTATGGACATGCAAGCATTTAAAGTATTTCAAATTAGACTAACAGACGCTGAAATTGATCTTATTAACGAAGAAGGTCACAGTGCAGTTCATAAAAATTCTTTGAGATTAGACATGAATCTTGGTAGAGAAGATACAGGCAGACTTGCCGCTGATGCATTCAACAGAGGATATTACACACATGTTAGTAATATTACTGCATTAGATCTTGAAGGTGTGTTTCATGTGGGTAACATGGGCCCAGAAGAATTAATTGAGCGATTAGCACCTATGCACAGTCTTAGTGTTGGTGATATTGTTGAAGGAAGAGACGGTGTAAAACATGTTGTTGCTGACTTTGGATTTAAAAAGGTTGACGAAATAAAAGTTTTAGCGTAAACTTGTTGTAAATCATTAACCTAAGGGAGTAACGCAAATGCTCGAAATATTATCTTTTATAAGCGAATTAAAAGATTTACAGTCTAAAACTGTAGATTTAACCTCTAAACGACAGATTTCTTCTGTTATTGATAAGTACCAAAAAATAGCCGACGACATGGAACGCAGGTTATTTGATGAATATAACGGAGACAATAACAATGGCTAGACTGGCTGGAATAAAATTAAAGAAGAAACAACCTCGGCGACCATCAGAGAGAATTCGTGCAAACCAATTAAAAGATCCTAGTTGGGAAGGCGCAGACGGATGGTCTGGAAAAGAGTATCATCAGGCAAGACAAGCCGCAACTGATTACTATTACAGAAATTATAAAACATCTGTCTTAATTGATTTTGCTTGGGATTGGATGCTTGCTAATGGTTATGATAAAAAAGATATAAAATGTGTTAAGGCAGCAAAAGCCGGATCCATTAATGCAACTACAGGATATTATTGTCGTATGCTTACAATGGGTTGCCCAGATCAGCATTTGGCCTGGAATGCATATTGGGAAAGTTTAGCAGGCACAAGTGGCACACCTACACCGATTAGTGAGTTTATTCATAAAACAGTTAAACGAGCAATTGAAGATGGCAAAGAATATGTAGAAGAAGCCGAGCGTTTAGCAGAAGCAGAAGCAAAACGAAACAATAGGCCAAAGCCAACTATACAACAACTACTGCATGCAGCCGCATTGCAAATGACTGATGAGATAGAAGAATTCTTAGAGCAGTGGGTAGTTAGTGGATATGATCCAAAACTTGCAAAAGATTTTAAACCAGATATGATGCTACGCAGAGTAACTGCAAAGCAGGCACATGTACGAATTATTCGTAACATATACAAAGACAATGTTGCAGAGTTTACAGAGCTTGCTAAAAAAGTTAAAAAAGAAGACAAAGACGATATGCGTCTACAGTTAGAAGAAGGCTACGAACATATGTCTACTGCACAACAAAAAGGTGCATTAGAGATATACAGAAAGATTACAGATGCATGCGATATTGTTGAAGCAGAAAGCAAAGCAAATCGTAAGCCACGCAAGACACGTACAAAGAGCCCAGAAGACCTTGTTAAGAAGCTCAAATTTAAGCAAACAGACGCCGAATACGGTTTAGGTAGTATAACACCAGCAGATATTATTTACGCCCGCATACTGGTGGTTTTTAACACTAAGAACCGCAAGGTTGGAGTGTACTATGCTCGCAATGTAGACCCAATGGGACTAAAACGAGAAGGTAGTGGGCTAAGTGTTAAAGGAACTACTATAACTGGTTATGACGAAGAAAAGAGTTTACAACGAACAATTCGTAAGCCACAAGAGTTTTTACCAGAAATTAAAAAAGCCACAAGAGCCAAAACAGAAAAGTTGTTTGAAACACTAAAAACAACTGAAACTAAGTTAAATGGACGAATCAACGGAGAAACTATCTTATTAGCCGCCTTCAATAAGTGATACTATGATAAATACATAGTAGGAGAACTTAAATGGCAGCAATAAATAAACTTCAAAAAGAAATAGAACTACGCTTAGGCGGTGGAATGATCGATGTTGAACTCGATCCAGAACACTATGAACTTGCCGCCGATAAGGCATTAGCAAAATATCGTCAACGAGCTGAGAATGCCGTAGAAGAAAGTTTTATCATTCTTGAAATAATAAAAGATCAAAGTGAATATACACTTCCATCAGAAGTAATGGAAGTACGTGATATTTACAGACGTACAACAGGTGTAAGCAGTGGAACAGGAAATGACATTGAACCATTTCAAGCAGCTTACCTTAACACATACTTATTAGGTAGTAGCAGAAATGGTGGACTATCAAGTTTTGATTTCTTACAACAAAACAGAGAAACAATGGGTAGACTATTTGGTGCAGAACTAATGTTTACTTGGCGCCCACAAGATAAAAAATTAATCCTACAAAGAAAAATTAAAGCAGATGACAATGCAGTACTGCATTGCTATAACTACAGACCAACTGAAAGTTTACTTGAAGATACTTATGCAGGTCCTTGGATAAAGGATTACGCATTTGCTCATGCTAAACTAATTCTAGCTGAAGCTCGTGGTAAGTTTACACAGATTGCAGGACCACAGGGTGGTACTACAATGAACGCAGACCAATTGAGAACAGACGCTCAAGGTGAGATTGATAAATTAGAGATGGAACTAACATTATACAGTGATGGAAGTACTGGGCTCGGATTTGTAATCGGCTAAATGCACTTAAACACAATTCATGATACAAACGGCGCTTATTGTCAAAATTGCGGATGGGGTTCTCATTGTGGAACAGCCAGGTATGCAGAAGTAAAAGACTATGCATGCGATGGTGGCGAATATAGACAAATTAAAATTTGTGATCATTGTAGATGTAAAAAATGCAATCAAAAAATAAAAGATAACTTGACAATTAAACAATAGTTTAGTATAATACATATATGAAGAAAATTATAGGTATATGCGGATTAATAGGTCATGGCAAAGACACTGCTGCTGGCTTTTTAATAGAAGAAGGATTCCATAGAATTAGTTTTGCAGGTGTTTTAAAAGACGCTTGTGCTAACGTGTTTGGATGGGATAGAGAATTATTAGAAGGATCTACAAACGAAAGTAGAGAGTGGAGAGAAACACCAGATGAGTGGTGGTCTGCTAGATTAGATATACCAAATTTTACTCCTAGACTTGCACTTCAACAAGTAGGAACAGATGTACTAAGAACTCACTTTCATCCGGACATATGGGTTGCTGCATGTGAACGTCAGGTTGCTATGGCAGAAACAAATGTTGTTATTAGTGATTGTAGATTTTTCAACGAACTAAGTGCTATTAAACGTTTAGGCGGAACAACTACTGTTGTTTGGAGACACAACAAACCAATATGGTGGAATAATGCTTCTACTCTTAATATAGCAACTGCTTCAGGAAATGCTCCTCATTTAGTTGATGGTATGACAGGTAGATATCCAGACGTACATAAAAGTGAATGGAGTTGGGCAGGATGGGAGTTTGATTTAGAACTTCATAATACTTCTACTCTAGAAGAATTTAAACAACAAACATTACAAAAGATCATTGGATAAATATAATTAATTACTTTAAGGAATTATATTATGTTTAACACGGAATGGTGGCACTCCAAAAACCAATCAAAAGAACTCACACTAGGTTGGATATATAACAACCATATTAAAAACGACTTTGCTAAAGGATACACAAAAAATTTAACTGACTATTGGTCAGTTGAAATGGCAACCTTTTTAAGACAACAATTTGCTGACGATCATATAGGATCTTTATTTGAGAAAGCCCATAAAGCAGGATTTTCTAAGATGTTAGTTTTTAAGCAAGGTACAATTCCACTGTGGAATTTCCAGGATGAGTTTGTAAAGTTTTACGATGATAATCCAGATGCTAAATTTGTAGGGCATATATTAGATCAACAAGATAATTATTATACAATACATCCTCAGGCATTTCTTATTGATTTAAATTGGTGGGCTAGTGTAGGTAAACCTGAATGGGGAAACTACGAATATAATGTAGAGCCTTACAATGCAATAGAACCAATACGTAGTGAAGAAAATTGGCATGACCAATATACTCCACATTGGATTAAACCAAGTAACGTATCAAAAACTTATACAGGAAAACAAGGTGGTTGGAGTTTAGTAAATGCTCTTATGGAAGATGGACAACAAATTATATCTTGGAATGAGGGAATAAGAGAAGCAAAGCATTATACATATCCAGAAGTTGAATACGATGGACCTAGACACATGAATGGTATCTTAGAACAATTGGGTATAGATATATTTTTTATTGCCAATACCGAAACATTGCCAAATTACAAACCTTGGTTTGATAGAAGGAAACAGCATTATCCAGAATGGAATGGAGAAATTAGAAAACTAATGGTTCCGGCTGCAGGATTAAGTCCATTAATATATGCGTTTATGTTAGACATGCCCAAGGATAGTAAAATATTTGTATACGATATAAGTAAATTTGCTATAACAATTACTCAACAAATAATAGAAAATTGGGACGGTACTAACTATAGAGAATTTGCAGAAAAGATAATGAAAGACAACGCTCCGGATATGAATAGAAGACGAGATATATTTAGGGGAGCAGCTCAGTTAAAAGACAGTGAAGAAACAATAGATAAGTTAAATGATCGAGGATTTAAAAAATGGATAGAAGAAGTTTTACCAACATGTGAAGTAATATATCATCACATGAATATTATGGATCCACATAAAATGAAAAGATTTGCTAATTCGGTTAAACATGATGACTTTGTATCATATGTACATCTAAGTAATATATTTCATTATATGCCTACCTCGTTTTATTATAGTTTGCAACAACGTTGGCAATTGCATAATGAATTATTGGATCATTTTAAACAAGTATCAATTAACAATAATATATTGATTTGTTCAGCTTGTCCAAGTGGCAGCAGAGATAGATTAAAATGGGTAGACAACTGGAGCACAGATGACTTTGCTAGTCTCCCCGATCATGCAGTAGGAAAATTACTAAAATGGAACAAAACGAAATAGAATTAGAAAATTTTTTAAATAAATGTAAAGAACATTCACATTATTGGGATGTAAAAAATCCAGGCGATATGTTTAAAGGGTGGCAACAGGATAATGGATTGATGCAGGACTATGCAAAATGGATTGCAAAAGAAAGTAATTGTCCAAGTTTAGTAATGAATATTCCAGTCCCACATGAAGCTATGGCTAAAGAAGCAGAATCGCTTTTGGGTAGATATGTAAAACATAGAGGAAACTGGAATCCAGGCTGGAGTAGTATTACTATACATGGACAATCAGCAGAAAGAACACAACCACCCCATTGGTACATCGACGAAGGAATAGATACAGAAGAAAATAGTCCACCTGTGGGCTGGACAGAAATTGCCGATCAGTGTCCAGTGACAGTTGAATGGTTAAAAAATGTTTGGCCGTTTAAGAAGTACAATAGAGTTAGATATATGCTACTGGAACCGGGTGGATATATACAACCTCATAATGATTATGATACTAGAGCCCTAGCGGCATTCAATGTAGCATTAAGTAATCCACCAGGAGTAGAGTTTGCATTAGAAGAGTCGGGACTCATTCCATGGCAACCAGGCGATGCTCGTGCTATTGATATTGGTAGATTGCATGCAGTACACAACAAAGGCACAGAAAATCGAATCCATATGATTATTCATGGATTATGGGGTAACGACTTTCCAAGGCACATTTGTGAAAGTTTTGATCAACTTTTGATAAATATAGCCTCTGATAACAACTAAGTTAACTCTGTAAACCCCTGATTTAAGCAAAATCAAATAAATACATGTATAGTAAATTTAGGCATTAGTCTATAATAGAAAAGGAGCTATAACATGGCAAATCTTACTTCACCTG